TTAAAAATAGATAAATATTTAGCATATATGATGAAAAAAAGATCTGTTTATAAAAATTGGTTTATAGATTCAAGAGTACCAAAAAATAAAAAATAATTAAATTAAATACAATGGCAAAAACTTATAAGAAAAAAGCACCTAGTGCTAAAAAATTAACAAAAGAAGAATTAGAAGGCTTAGTAAATATCATAAATAAATTAAACGGTAGTTTAAATGAAGTAGGCGGTATTGAACTTAAAAAACATAAATTATTGCATGCTATAGATTTAGTAGAGGTTGAGTTAAATAAATACCAAAATAATCTTAAAGAAAAATATGGCGATATTCAAGTTAATACACAAACAGGCGAAATAAAAAAGAATTAAATAAAATGCAACTTATAAGAAAAATTACTGTAGGTAAAGATNACAAAAATGATGCAATGCATTATTCCGTAGGTCAAGAAGTGTACGGAGGCCATATTATATGTAATATATTAGAAGAAACAGATAAATTTTCTATATTTATTAAAAAAGGAAAAGAGGATTTGCCATGGAAAGATTTTAATAAAAATATGGCTATATCTGTTGAATATAATTTAGAATACTAATGCAGAGTTTATTTAACTTTATAGTTAAACCTAAAAATAAAAGATACGATAATAAAAAATATATTGATGGTCAAGAACTAATTTTAAATTCAGAATTAGCCGACCATCGATATGTTAGTCGTACCGGAATTGTGACATCAATACCTAAATCAGAATCAACAGAAATACAAGTTGGAGATGAAGTTATTGTACATCACAATGTTTTTAGAAGATGGCACGATAACAGAGGTAAAGAAAAAAATAGCAGAAGCTATTATGAAGAAGATAAATATTTTGTAAACTCTGACCAAATATTTTTATATAAAAGAAATAATAAATGGAGTGCGCCAGAAGGATATTGCTTTCTGAAACCAATTGAATCTAATGATGTAATAGAAAAAGAAATACCATTTCGTGGTATTGTAAAATATTTAAATCAAGAACTTGATGATATAAAAGTGGGTGATTTAGTTGGTTTTATGCCTGGTGGTAAATATGAATTTATTATTGAAGGCGAAAGATTATACAGAATATTAACTAAATTTATAACCATTAAGTATGAACGTCAAGGAACAGAAAAAGAATATAATCCAAGCTGGTTATGAAGCAGTCAAAGAACTCATTAAAGTTGCTAAAGAACCGATTGTTGAAACTGATGATGATGTTTCAGCCGATCGACTCAAGAACGCTGCAGCCACTAAAAAGCTACGCAATATTCGATGCATTTGAGATCTTAAATAGAATTGAAATTGAGAAAGCATTATTAGAAGGTAAGAATATAGAAAAAAGAGCTGAGTCATTTAAAGGCTTTGCAGAAAGGAGATCTAAGTAATGTACAAGCAATCATTATATCGCGTTATAGAGCCTATAAAAATTAATACGATTAAAAGGCTTAATAAAGCAAAAAAGTGGAAATACGGATACGATAAAGACCACGACGTGGTTATTATCAGTAAGACTGGGCAGATTGGTAATATATATAGTATACAAAATTTAAAAATAGCATTGCCCCCAGCGCCAAAGAACTTAGATAAAGGAAATAATAAATGGAGTAAAATAGAGTATCCAAAAGAGCTTTCAAAGTTAAAAACGATATTCGATTGGAAAGATTTACCNAATGAATTTAAAAATAAGTGGAATGCATATATTGATACAGAATTTAACAGGCGCGATGAAGGTTATTGGTTCTATAACAAAGATGTTCNTACTTATATTACTGGGTCTCACTATATGTACTTGCAGTGGACTAAAATCGACGTGGGTGCTCCAGACTTCAGAGAAGCAAACAGATTATTCTTTATATTCTGGGAAGCTTGCAAAGCAGACACAAGATGTTATGGAATGTGCTACCTCAAGAATAGACGGAGTGGCTTTTCATTCATGGCATCAGCAGAGNCTGTTAACCAAGCTACCATCTCTTCAGACTCTAGGTTTGGGATATTATCAAAATCTGGTGCTGACGCCANAAAAATGTTTACAGATAAGGTCGTTCCAATATCCGTTAATTACCCATTCTTTTTTAAACCAATACAGGATGGGATGGATAGACCTAAGACCGAATTGGCTTATCGTGTACCCGCAAGTAAGTTTACAAAGAAAAGTATACTCACGAAGCAAAGGAACGAGGAACTCGCGGGATTGGACACTACCATCGACTGGAAGAACACGGGAGACAACTCCTATGATGGTGAAAAGCTTTCGCTCTTGGTCCACGATGAAGCAGGAAAGTGGGAGAGGCCCGAGAACATCCTCAACAACTGGCGTGTCACGAAAACCACGCTAAGATTAGGAAGTAGAGTTATTGGTAAATGTATGATGGGTTCAACAAGTAACTCATTAGACAAAGGTGGCGAAAACTTTAAAAAATTATACAATGACTCAGATGTTACAAAAAGAAACCGCAATGGACAGACTCGCTCAGGATTATATAGTTTGTTCATACCTATGGAATGGAACTTCGAAGGATTCATTGATTCTTTTGGAATACCTGTATTCAATACTCCCAAAGAGCCAGCTGAAGACAACCATGGGGAATACATTGATGTCGGAGTCATCGATCACTGGGAAAATGAAGTTGAAGGTTTAAAAGGAGATCAAGACGGTTTAAATGAATTTTATAGACAATTTCCAAGGACTGAAGAACATGCTTTCAGAGATGAAACTAAAAATAGCATATTTAATCTTGCTAGGATTTACGAACAGATTGATTTTAATGAAGAAGCTAGATACTCTGCTCTTGTCACTCAAGGAAGTTTTCAGTGGAAAAATGGGATTAAAGATACAGAAGTAGAATTTGTGCCAAATTTAAATGGTAGATTTAATGTAAGCTGGATTCCAGCAAAACATTTACAAAATAAAATAATAAATAAGAATGGAAGCAAGTATCCAGGAAACGAACATATTGGCGCTTTTGGCTGTGATAGCTATGATATATCCGGAACTACGGATGGTAAAGGTTCGAAAGGATCATTACATGGCCTCACTAAGTTCAGTATGGAAGAGGTACCAGCAAATCGGTTTTTTCTGGAGTATATAGCGAGACCGCAAACAGCGGAAATGTTTTTTGAAGATATACTTATGGCATTAGTATTTTATGGTATGCCTTTGCTTGCAGAAAATAACAAACCAAGATTATTATATTATTTAAAAAGAAGAGGATACAGAGGTTATTCAATGAATAGACCCGATAAAGTTTGGAATAAATTATCAGTAGCTGAAAAAGAAATAGGTGGTATACCAAACTCTAGTGAAGATATAAGGCAAGCCCATGCTGCAGCAATAGAAAGTTATATAAATTCTTATGTAGGGATTAAACATGACGGAGAATATGGTGATATATATTTTAATGAAACACTTAATGATTGGGCTAAATTTGATATAAATAAGAGAACAAAGTTTGATGCAGCAATTAGTTCGGGATTAGCAATTATGGCATGCAATAAAAATTTATATGCACCAAGAGCTGAAAAAATATTAAAAAATAAAGTTACGTTTAGTTTTTCTAAATATAATAATAAAGGAAACATTTCAAAAATAATACAATAAATGGCAAATGTAAATACACCAGGTATTTTTCCAAGTCAAGCGGTAAGCGATATTGAGAAATCTGATATAAGCTATGGGTTGCAGGTTGCAAAAGCCGTAGAATCAGAATGGTTTAAAAAAGACTCAGGGAGTACTCGTTACTTTGCAAATAGAGATAACTTTCATAGGTTAAGATTATATGCAAGAGGTGAACAAAGCACTCAAAAATATAAAGATGAATTATCAATCAACGGTGATTTATCATATTTAAACTTAGATTGGAAACCTGTTCCAATAATACCTAAGTTTGTGGACATAGTTGTAAATGGTATAGGGGAAAGAACGTATGATTTAAAAGCTTTTTCAATAGATCCTATTGCAAGTAAAAAAAGAACTGAATTTGTTGATAATATGCTTAACGATATGTATGCGGCTAATTTTGCAAATAAAGTTCAATCTGCATTAGGTATAAATACATTATATAATGAACCTAAGGATATTCCAGAAAATGAAGAAGAACTAAATCTTCATATGCAATTAAATTATAAACAATCAATTGAAATAGCGCAAGAGCAAGCTATAAATAATGTTTTAGAATTAAATAAATATAATTTGTTAAAGAAAA